CTAGGAGTTATACCTTTGCTAAAGACACTGAGGCTGACTCGCGGCTTAATAGCTTTGATCCCACGTCGCATGTTAGGTGCCTCGTTGACAAAGACTATTGGATCGATATGAACCGGCTTCTTGGTGAGCGTGAAGGCATCACAATGCTGTACACGTTCGTTCCGAGTGGGGCAGCCCGTGTGGGGCCTGAGTATGCTTATGTGTTCAAACAGCAAAATGATGATGGAACTATGTCCCCAACCTATGTGGATTACACGATCGTTGGGGGCAACCGTGCATCACACCATCTGTGGAACTACGCCCATGATACTATCATGGCGTTTACGTTCCATTGGAACCCTTTGCAGTGGTTCACCCGCGCTGTTACCTACAAGGTTGAGCGCGTTAACGTTGACGACGACCATCAGGTTGTGGTGTTGATACCCTCACGTGTGTGGAGGGGTTTGGCTGCCATTTTGGCTTCCTTCCTGTTTTCACATCCTATCGTGAGGTTTGACCCCCATCGGGCTGGTTTCGTAGCGTTTCGTAAGATGGCTAAAGATGGCATGGTAACTTGTGTTGGGAAATTGGGTGAGTACATGGGCGTTGAGATCGCCGCGGACAGCGAAGCTGCTCTGCGGTCGGCAGTCTCTATTGCCAGTATTGCCCTTGCCCCCACGCAGGTTATGGGTCTATCAGATTGTACGAGGGCTGAAGCAACACTGTTAGCAGAGTATTTTAGAAAGACTGGTGCCACACCCATCCCGACTGTTTTCCCGGTTGATCAGTCGGTGCACCGATATCAAGTCACTACGCCATCTGGCTACGACCCCGATGCAAAACCGCGCCTGGTACCATTTATGCCTCCGATTTACCATGGGTCGGCCAGCCCTGACAAAACGATCAGCAATGATGTTGCTGCCGTCGTTGGGCGGGTCGAATCCATTAGGAGCAATATTGAGTTATCTGGGCGCACAATGGAGTTTGCTAAAGAGTACGTGGCCTTCCTCATACCACAGGAGTGTTATCTCGATCCTTGGGGACCAGAGGAGGTGTATGACAAACAATCACGGCCTAGCCAGCGTAATATATTGTATGCTGCAGAATTTGAGAAACCGGTCAATCTGGTGAAGTCATTCATCAAAGGGGAATCATATAACAAGTATGCACCACCACGCATCATCAGCACCATAAACGGACCTGATAAACGTGATTATTCTATGTTTATCTATGCATTCGTTGAAAGTGCGCTAAAAGATCAACCATGGTATGCATTTTGCCATCAACCCCTTGTGATTTCTGACAAGATGGCGCGTATTGCCTCTGAGGCTGCGTCGCATATTGTTCTTAGTGACTTTCATAGGATGGACGGCCACATATCTCCGGCTTTGCGGCAGCTGGAACGTATGAAATTACTGCGGGCTTTCAAGAAAGTCTGGCATAGCCGTATTAGCGAGTTGCACTCCTCCCAATACTTGCGCCATGGACGGACGCAATTTGGTGTGGAGTATGAAACCGGATTCAGCCGCTTGTCCGGGTCTTTAGAGACCGGGGCCTTTAACTCTTCGGACAATGGGTTTATCTACTTCGTTGCCTTTCGCCTTATGGGATTTGATCCCGTTAAGGCTTGGGCCGCGTTGTGCGCTGCTGCCCTGCTAGGCGGGGATGATGGCGGTGCGCGTGATGTAGCCCCTGAGGCAGTCGTTGAGGCTGCAAAGAGTGTTGGCCAGGACGTCAAATGCGATGTTATCAAGAGGTGTGAGGTAGGCCGCTACATCACATTCCTTGGTCGTGTTTGGGGACCTGACGTGTGGCATGGAGACGGGTCAAATTGTTGCGACTTGCCCAGGCAGTTAAGAAAGTTCCATTTGGCCGTGGAACTTCCCGGCAAACTGTCTGCTGAGACCAAACTGGTCGAGAAATGCCGGTCGTGGTTTGTTACGGACCACAACACCCCAATCATTGGGGAGTTGGCCAATGCTGTTATCTGTTGTGAGAGGTCTAGCGAGTATTACAACGATGGGGCCATTGAACTACATAGTTATTGGACGGAGTACTATTCAGATATGTGGGACAACGCCGTGGACAATTGGGTGAATGGTTACATTTGTGACGTTCTCCCCGAATTTGACCGCGGGTTGTTCTGCAGATGGTTGGATGGCGCTAAGGCGCACATTGATGTACCCAAGTATGTAGTTGAGACTGCCCCGTTGTGTAATCCTGTTGTTGACTTACCTGCCTCGGACTTTACAATCTGTACTAAGGATGATGTCTTGCCCGGCCCATTAGGTATACCGGCTCGTGTGGCTTATGAGGAAATTAATGACCCAAATGTTGGAGTTGTATATGACCCCTTGCCTGCGCAGCCAGTTGTAGCCCCCGATGGCCGGGTTGATATTGACCCAAAGGGTTTTGTGGCACTCCCGCCGCCAGATGCTGTTAAGTTCGTTGGTTTGCGTGACACCCCTTCGCGAATCAGGAAAGACAAAGTGGATTATGTTGCCACCAGACCCAGGCACACATT